AAAAAAAGTCAAAAAAACACTTGACTTTTAAAATAAACTCGTGTATAGTACTAACTGTGCTATATACAATTAGGCACAAAGCACATAGGCAACATTATAGGAGGCAAAACTATGGCATCATTAGCAGAAATTAGAGCTAAACTAAAAGAACAAGAATCACGCACAAGCGGTAATTCTTCAGGCGGCGGCGACAACGCAATTTACCCATTTTGGAATATGAAAGAAGGAGAGACAAGTACTCTACGTTTCCTTCCAGATGGCGACAGTAATAATACTTTTTTCTGGCAGGAACGTTTGATGATCAAACTTCCATTTGCTGGAATAAAAGGTGACACAAGTTCACGTCCTACACAGGTACAAATTCCATGTATGGAAATGTATGGTGAAACTTGCGAAATTCTAAACGAAGTTCGTGGATGGTTTAAAGATCCAACTTTAGAAGACATGGGTCGTAAATATTGGAAGAAGCGTTCATATATCTTCCAAGGATTTGTTACAGATAATCCACTTGCTGAAGACAAAACTCCGGAAAATCCAATTAGACGTTTTATTATTGGACCACAAATTTTCCAAATCATTAAGGCGGCATTGATGGATCCAGATATGGAAGAACTGCCAACAGATTATACCGCTGGTGTAGACTTCCGTCTTGCTAAAACAAGCAAGGGTGGATACGCAGACTATTCAACATCAAATTGGGCACGTAGAGAGCGTCCACTTTCAGATGCTGAAATGAATGCAGTTAATACAAATGGTTTGTGGAACTTGGGTGACTTCCTTCCTAAGAAACCAGGTGAAGTTGAAGTCAAGATCATGAAAGAAATGTTTGAAGCATCAGTAGATGGTGAAGCATTTGATATGGATCGTTGGGGACAATACTTCCGTCCAGCGGGTGTAGCACAACGTACAGGTGATCCTAATACGACACCAGCGGCTACTACGCCAGCACCAACTGCTCCAGCGGCGACACCAGCACCAGAAGCGGCACCTGCTCCAGTAGCAGAAACTGCTCCTGCTCCAGAAGCAACTACAGCACCAGCGGCTGAAGCGGCTCCGGCAACAGGTGGCGATGCTAACGACATTCTCGCAATGATTCGTGCAAGGCAATCACAGTAATATATACAGTGGGGGAGAAATCCCCCACTCAAGGCTAAACAGGAGATATCATGGCAACAAAGGCGTTTGATCCGAGTAAATTTCGGACACAATTAACGAAATCAATCACAGGCATGAGTGCAGGATTTAATGATCCGACTGATTGGATTTCTACAGGTAACTATGCACTCAACTATCTTGTATCAGGAGACTTCCACAAAGGAGTACCACTAGGCAAAGTAACAGTATTTGCAGGTGAGTCTGGTGCAGGTAAATCTTATATATGTGCAGGTAACATTGTAAAACATGCACAAGATCAAGGAATCTTTGTAGTATTAATTGACTCAGAGAATGCACTTGACGAGAGTTGGCTACAAGCATTAGATGTAGACACATCTGCAGAAAAACTACTTAAACTAAACATGAGTATGATTGATGATGTAGCAAAAACTATATCAACATTTATGGCAGATTATAAAGCAATGGATGAAGAAGAACGTCCTAAAGTATTGTTTGTAATTGATAGTTTGGGTATGTTATTAACTCCTACAGATGTTGACCAGTTTAACAAAGGTGATATGAAGGGTGACATGGGTCGTAAGCCTAAAGCACTAACATCACTAGTACGTAATACTGTAAACATGATTGGTTCGCACAACGTAGGACTTGTATGTACTAACCACACGTATGCATCACAAGATATGTTTGATCCAGATGATAAAATATCAGGTGGACAAGGCTTTATCTATGCATCATCTATTGTAGTTGCAATGAAGAAATTGAAACTTAAAGAAGATGAAGCAGGTAATAAGATTAGCGAAGTGCGTGGTATTAGAGCAGGTTGTAAAGTAATGAAGACTCGTTACGCAAAACCGTTTGAAGGTGTACAAGTTAAGATTCCTTACGAAACAGGAATGAATCCATATAGCGGATTGGTTGACTTGCTAGAGAAAAAAGGCATGTTAGTAAAAGACGGTAATCGGTTAAAGTATGTAAATTCTGAAGGCGAAGAAATGAAAGAATATCGTAAAGTTTGGGAAGCAGGCGGAGACGTGCTTGACAAAGTTATGATGGACTTTACTGCCCGAGAAAACTCTGTGATGGAAAATGAAGAATCCGAGGTAAATACCGAAGACGAACCAGTAGCTATTACAGAGGAATAATAAATGGATAATGCATCACAAATCGTTGACACTTGGCTGTTGTATAAGGAACATGCTGATAAGAAACACATTGAAATTTGTGCGGAAAAGTATGTAGACTTAATTGCAGATTACGGTGCTTCTGATATGATCTTAAGAGAATGTATCGGAAACTGTGATTACCTTGATGACGCTATAAGATATTACTTAGATATAGAAGACGATGACGATGATTACATTGACAATGACTGGGATGAATAATGGGTTGGTATAGTGAAGTTTCACGAGATGTGTCTAAGATACCTGACGCTATTGCACATTATGAAAAAGAATTAATTGAAGCTCGCAAAGAGTGTCGATTAGTAGGCAATGTTGAAAAGTCATCTGCCGCCATGCCCGGTATTGTTGAACATCGCTTTAATCAATTACAAGAAATTGAAGCAATACTAAACTACTTAAATATTGAGCTACGTAGATTGCGTAGTTCATATTTTAAGAAGTATCTTGAAAACTATCAACGTGCTCTGTCTAGTCGTGACGTAGAAAAATACGTTGACGGCGAGGCAGACGTTGTTGATTATGAAAAGATTATTAATGAATTTGCACTCATGCGTAACAAATGGTTAGGCGTACTTAAAGCACTTGATCAAAAACAATGGCAAATAACAAACGTTGTTAAACTTAGAGTTGCAGGTATGGAAGACGCATCATTATAATATCAGAACGATTTTGGAGCATTAGGGTATATGTTAAATAGTACTATTAACATGAGGACGTATTAATGTACCAATTAGCCAACGGGTGGTATGTACCAGATAATGAACAAAAAATAACTGGACATGTAAGCCACAATCCAGACAAAGAAAGTCCAACATATGAGAGTAGAGTAAGAGAACTTATAGTAGAAGCCTTACCTTATTTTGGCACATTTGTTGATGTTGGTGCTAATATAGGAATATGGGCTTATCCTTTTTCAAAAAAATTTAGTAAAGTGATTGCTTACGAACCAAGTCCGCGTAATCTAGAATGCCTATATAAAAATGTAGAAGGTGTTGAAATACATGAAGTAGGTCTTGGTAATATTAGTACTACTTTGAATTTTGTAGATAGTATAGACAACTGTGGTAACGCACATATTGTAAACAAGAAAAAGAAACATTCTTACGAAATACAAGTAAGAAAACTAGATGACGAGAATTTACAAGAATGTAATTTAATTAAAATTGATGTTCAAGGATACGAATGGCCAGTAATACAAGGTGCAATGACAACTATTGAGAAATTCACACCTTGGGTCATATTTGAACCTAACCAAGACGTAGACGATATGGTAAAATACTTTAAGAGTATAGATTATAGTCCGTTACGTTGTAAAAGTAAAACATGTTGGGTATTTGCTCCCACGTCAGGACCTAATGCACCAAACAGTGCTTACTTTGGTGTAAATCAATACTTACAGCAACAGCAGATTATAAAAGACTTGTATTATGGTATTGCCTGAAATATATATCACAGATGAATCAGACGCTATAGTAGGTGACTTTACAAATTCTTTTGAAGATGTAAGGGCAACAACTTTTGCAGATCTTAAAAATAATCAAGACAACATACCTGTAATATTAAGAGGATTAACTGAGCGTAAAGTAATACGTTTGTGCGAACAACAAAATAGAGATTACTATTATATTGACACAGGATATATGGGTAATTTATACAAGCGAAAAGATTATCATAGAGTAGTAAAAAATAATGTACAAAATATGATTCCAAAATATGATTTACCTGCAGATAGATTTTTACAATTACCTCATGCAGTATCGAACTTAAGATTTAAAGGCTGGAAAAAATTTGATGGACCAATACTTGTTGTCACACCATCTAGTAAGCCTTGTATTTTTTATGGTATAGATAGAGATCAATGGGTTGAAGAAACAATTACAGAAATAAAAAAATATACTGATAGAGAAATTATTATTAGAGATAAAGCAGGTAGAGTGCAACGTGTTGGTGATAATAGTGTGCCAGTGCAACTAGTAAGAGAACAAATACATTGTCTAGTTACATATAATAGTATTGCCGCAGTTGAAGCGATTAGTACAGGTGTTCCAGCAATAGCAACTGCACCAGGAGCGGCTGATGCACTATGCACTAAAAATATTTCAGACATAGAAACACCTTTTTATCCTGATGAAGCAAAAGTATTAGCATGGCAAAACTGGCTAGCATACTGCCAATATACTCCTCAAGAAATGAATAATGGAACTGCTATTGCACTAATAGAAGAAATCAATGCAACTTCATAAAGAATGGTATTTGCCAGACCAAGACAGAATCGGACATAAAAACATAGACAATGGTTTTCCTTGTCATGTAGTTTTACCACAAGCATTAAAATATGTAAAAAAGTTAAACAGAGCTATAGATGTAGGTGCATGGATAGGTGATAGTACACTATTCCTTGCAGAAAGATTTAGTCACGTGATCGGTTTTGAAGCACATCCAGATACTTTTGAATGTTGCGTGAAAAATATGCAAACAAGAAATATAAAAAATGTTACACTTAATCAAGTTGGATTGTCTAACAAAATAGGTGAACTACAATTTCATCGTAGACTAAAATCGTCAAACTCTGGTTGGTTATCAAATAAAACTCCTCCAAAGGACATTACTACATTACCTCCAATCACAGTAAAAACTATATCTCTAGATACTCTTGATATTCCAAATATAGATTTTATTAAAATAGATGTCGATACACATGAAGGATATGTAATTGCTGGTGCTTTAAATTGGTTAAAGAAAACACAACCTGTTGTAATGATCGAAAACAAAGTAAAGGCACATAATAGACAGTATGATGATATGCCTAATCCAGATATTTTATTACGCAATCTTGGATATAAGATGATACAAAAAATAGATAAAGCAGATTACATATATGTACCACAAAATTATAACAAGTCTTAGTCACGAATATTTTGAAAACGGAGCCAATTTCAATATAACATCTTGGGACAAACGCTTTCCG